ATGAGGGTTTTCGGTTATCTGTGCGGCGTGGCGCTGGCTGCCACATTTCTCGGCGGATGCGCGGCCCATCAGCCGGCAAGTGAGCAGGCGCTTGAAGAGGCGCGACTGAGCTTCCAGTCGGTCAAGGAAGATCCCAACGTCCTGCGCGCCGCACCCAAGGACGTGATCCGGGCGGGTGAATCCCTGGCACGTGCCGAGCGTCTGTCCAGCTATTGGGGCAGCGGAGACGATGTGCGTCATTATGCCTATCTCAGCCAGCGCTATGCCGAAATAGCCCGGCAACACAGCGATATCAGCCTGAATCAGGAGCGCGCCGCCAAACTCGAGTTGGAGCGCCAGCGCCTGCAGCTGACCCTGCGCGAAGCCAAGCTGCTCAGCGTGCAGCAGCATAACGGCTGGCTGGAAGAGCAGATGGTCAGCCTGGCCACCAGCGAGACCGAGCGCGGCCTGGTGATGACTCTGGGCGACATGCTGTTCGATGCCGGTCGCGCCGATCTGCAACCGGCCGCCAATCGCACCGTGCTCAAGCTCGTGCAGTTCCTGCAGATCAACCCGCAGCGGCGCGTGCGTATCGAGGGCTATACCGACAACACCGGTGATGCTGCCGAGAATCTCGAACTGTCCCGCGCGCGAGCGCAGGCTGTGGCCGATCTGCTGGTCGATCTGGGCGTGGATGCCAAACGCATTCAGGTAGTCGGTTACGGCGTGGACTTTCCCGTCGCGGAAAACGCCTCGGCACGCGGGCGGGCGCAGAATAGGCGAGTGGAAATCGTCTTCTCCGATGAGCGAGGCCAGCTTGGCGCAGAGCGTTGATTGCCTGCTACCGAGCCTGAAAACCCCGGCGTGCCCGGGGTTTTTCTTCGCATATTTTGGGGAAAGTGCGGGTTGACACCGGACTGGCATTTACGTGTTAGCTATCGATGACTTGGCACTATCCGTTAGCGTGTCGCCTGATCTGCTGGGTTTCGCCCCTCATGTGCAGGCTTGAGAAAGATATGACAGGGAAAGCGCGATAAAGGCGGGATATACAGGAACGAAGGGGAAAATAGCGGGACGGGGTTTGTAACGGTGTTGCCGTGGGTGAAACGGCGGCGGCCGGGTGTTACAGGCCGTCGCCGAAGTCGATTTTGTGCTGGTCGCGGTCGAACTTCCTGTCCTGCGTTCTCTTGAGCAGCTTGTAGATCGCGTTCTCTGTCATGTCGTACTCAACCGCCAGCGCGTGGTGGTTGCGGCCGTTGAACTTGCCCAGGATCTCGAGATCCCGCTGGGTGATCCTCCAGCGGAAATCCTTGGGAAACGTCACACAGCTACCGGCCCAGGTGTTCGAGAGATGCTCGACCACCGCGGCGCCGGCCTGCTCGGCGATCACCGCCGCCACTCCATGGTCCTGGATCACCGCCGCCACGTGGTCGGCGATATCGCTGAGTAGCTCGTGACGCTTCTCAGCCATCGCTGTCGGCTTGTTGCTCATGCGTTCCCCCTTGCCGCTGCGATGCGGCGCTCGGCTTCCTCTTCATTTATAAGGCCCAGGCGGCGATCGGCTTCGATGCGGCCGATGGCGTCCTGCAGGATCTGTTGCGCGCTGGCAGCCGCGCGCGGCGGCTTGGCCGGCGCGGCGGCTTGCACCTGGACGGGGTCGCTGGCGATGCCGTAGACCACCGTGCGCAGGTAGTTGTGGTTATCCAGGGGCAGCGACAGGCGATCACGCCCGATGACCATCTGCTCGATGCCGGCCGTCCAGATCCTGGGCGGCGCCGGCTTGGAGTCGTTGGTGCGGGCGTCCTTTTGCACCGTGCCGGCGTTGACCAGGTCGAGCAGCTCCTCCAGCAGCTTGATGGCGCGGGTCATGCGCAGGCCGCGCTTGGCCGGGCTGAACAGGCGCAGGTAGTTGAGCACCGCCCGGCCGAGCTTCGGATCGAGGCCGGCGAGCATGGCCGCCAGCTTCTTGCCGTCCGCGTCTGCGAAGCCGGCCTCGATCGGAAACTGCTCACCGCAGCATGGGCATTGCAGCTGCATCAGTCGCCCTCCTGCGCGTTGACCGCCGCATTCAGGGCATCCACCAGGGCCTTGAGGATTGGACGCTGCCTGCGCCACCCCTCGGGTAGCTCGTCCAAACCCTCCAGGCGTTCTGGAGTGTCCACCCCGAGGCGTTTGCACAGGGCTTCCACCTGGTCGAGCAGCTGGCGCTTCTCCTGCTCCACATGCAGGGCGGCGATCAGGTCGTCGAGTTGCTTCGGCTTCTTCAGCCAGGCCACGCGGGAGACCTTGAACATCTGCTTGGCGATGGCATCGGCATAGGCCCAGGGCAGGCCCATGTCCGCCAGCAGCGCCTCAATCTTGCGGATCTGGTCGGGCATCTGGTTGAAGTTGTGGGGTTTGCCCTTGGCCTTGCTGCTGGGCTTCGGCTTGAAGCCCAGGCGCTCGAACTCGACCATCAGCCTGCCGGCCTGCCGGGTGTTGAGGTCTTTTGCCGACTCGACGCCCGCAACGCGGCGCAGCAGCGCGCGGTAGCTGTCTTCATCCATGCCCAGGTCGTTCTTGGCGACATGGATCTTGCTGAGTACACCTCGGGAGATCGTCATTGCGAGGCCCCCAGCGAGCAGCCGAGCCGGTTCAGCCGACGCTGAACCGCAGCGATCTGCTTGCGCACAGCCCGCAGCTCAACGCCGATATCGATGGTGGCCACCACCACGGGCTGGGCTGGTTGCTCCGGTACCGGCTTTGCCTTCACCGGTACGGCCGGCTTGGCCGCCTTGGCCTTGATGGGCGCAGCCTGGGCTGGCTTCTGCTGCTCCGGGTTGATCGAATTCGACTGCCAGGGCCCACTATCGATAGGACGGCGGAAGTTGTCGAAGGCCTTGATCTCGCCGCCCTTGGCCAGGAACGCCTGGATCTGTGCATCCAGCTCGGCCTGGCGTTCCTGGGCCTTGGTCATGTCCGTGGACGGTGCGTCTTGAAAGATTGGATGGCCCATCACTGCACCTCCTGGCCGACGATCAGCCAGCGGCTCATGCCCGGCTTGTCGCCGGGCTTGAGGTCGATGCGTTCGACGTGGTCGAGCTGATCGCCGAACAGCTTGACGCCCAGGTGGCGCACGGCCTCGTCCTCGGAGTGGCTGCAGCTGGCGCGCTGGCTGCGCACGGTGTTGGTCTGGTAGGCGCCCGTGACGTATTGCACGGTGCATTCAACAGAGTTGGCAATGATCAGGGGCATTGGCGGAACTCCTGCTTTGAAAGCCATTTTTGGTACGCTTCTGAGCTGGTGTTGCCTTCACCGATAACTTCCGGGGCATCAGGGCGCGAGCACTGCCACTGTCCACGTTCTGTGACGTACCGGGCGACGGGCCGGAGTCCAGTTGTTTCGATGACGGGGAACTTGTATTCCTCGCCGGGGATTGGCATCCAGCCTACAGGCTCAGCAGCCCGGTCAAACATGTGGCCATTCCAGAAGTACCAGCCGCTCTCAATCGGCGGATGATCTTCAATGCAATGGCCGCCCGGCATGTAGTGGCCAACCAGATACTTGCCGGGAATTCCGGCGCGCAGCTTGACCTGCAAGACCACTTCGCTTCCGTCCTTAGGTGCGGTCTCCATCGGATAAAGGGCGTCCATCGCTCACACCGCCGCGATGTTCAGGTTGATCGGGTCGTAGCGGTCGGTGTTACCGACGCGCTGGTAGACGCGGATGTACACGGCGGTGCCGTTGACCTGGATGGAGTCCTTCAGGGCTTCCATGGCGCGCCTCCAATCCGGGTCATCGATCTCGACGCGCAGCAGGCTGAGCACGTCGCCGGTCTTGATCTGGCCCTGGCGGTTGGCGCGGAACGCGCGGTCGACCAGGATGCGCAGGTGCTGGTCGGCGCCCTCGCTCCATTTGCGGATGCACTGGTCGATCAGCTCCTTGGCCGCGAGGATCTCCTCGGTGAAGGTGATGCGCTCGGCCATGGCGCGCTCGATCTTGAAGCGACCGTCGTAGGTGACGATCGAGACGTTGCCCTTCTTGCCGCCGAGCTTGACCTGGTACTTCTCGGCCGAGATGGCGATCAGGTCGGCGATATCGCCCAGGGCCTTGGCCTTGAAGGCGGCCAGGGCCTCGCTGATGGCCACGGCCTGGGTGGCCAGTTCGCGGGCGACGCTGTCGCGCAGCTTGTCCTGCTCGCGCACCTGGTGCTCCGGCACCAGGTGGCCGACCGCGTTCTTGACGAAGCCGGCGGGGATTTCGATTTGCTCAGCCATGGGTTTCTTCCTCGGCTTGTTGGGCATTGGTTTCGAGTTCGGCCTGTACTGCCTCGCGGAAGCGGCAGATCTCGTCGTTGAGCTTGTGGCCACCGATGGTCGGATAGGCCGAGGCGTAGCCGGCGCTGCGTTTGAGCAGCTCCAGGGCCTCGCGCAGGCGTGCTTCGAGGTTCATGACTACACCTCCTCGGCCTGCTCGGCTTCGCGTTTCTCGGCTCGGAGCAGTCGTTCCAGCTCGGCCAGAATCAACGCCCCCGCTTTCTCCAGCTCGCGAATGCGCCCGGCTTCCTCGCCATCCCAGGGTTTTGCCGTCCAGCCTTCGGGCAAGATTGCCTCACCCAAGGTGGCGCCATAGCCGGTGGATTCAGCTGGCCAGAAGCGAGCAGCGGGAGGCATGGCGTAGTACGTGGCCAGCGCCGCGATCTCGTCACAGGCGTGGTCATCGTCATGGTCGCTGTCGTAGCCGTGTTGTTGGATCTGGCGGATGCGCTCGGTTAGTACGCCGTGAACAGCTGGGTTGGTGGCCTCGCTGAGGATCGTGGCCAGGCGCGACATGTTGCGGAGCGAGTCGAGTAGCTCGTCCTTAGATGGATTCATGCCGGTGTCGTGGCCGATGGCCTCCCAGGCTTCCAGGACGGTGATCGAATCGGCGGCTTCACCAGGCAGCGGGCACCAGCCGAGAGGCTCAGCCGCTTTATCGAACATGAGGCCGTTCCAGAAGTACCAGCCAGCGGCGATCGCTGGATGATCCTCAATGCAGTGACCACCTGGCATGTAATGCCCGACCAGAAAGCGACCAGGAATGCCGGCGCGGTAAGCGACTTTCAGGATTACTTCACGTCCGTCTTTAGGCGCGCTGTCCATGCTTTTCATGATGAAAGAGTTCATTGCTGCAGCCCCTTTGCCGGCGTCAGCCAGCAGACGTAGCAGCCGCCGAGGCGGACGCTGTTGATGGTGTTGGTGCCGTGGTCGCTCCAGCTCGGGCTGCGCCATTCGCTGCGGAACGATGCGGCGAATTGATCGGAGTCCTCGGCCTTGATGAAGATCTTGCCGTCGAGCGGCGATGCGGCCTCGATGCGCACGCCCGCCGCGCGCAGGCGGCGGGTCATGTCGTTGAGGGCGCGGAGCTTGTCGGCCAGTTCAGGGGTCAGCACGGTGCACATGGGCAGCGCGTGCTGGATGGAGATCTCGGCGGCGATCTTGGCGCTGAGCGGGATGACGTTGGGAGCGCGCATGGTCATGCCCCCTTGAACTCAAGATCGAGGTCGACTTGCACATCGGCATCAACCAGGCGGATGCCACACCAGCCGAAGGCGTTGCCCTCTTCGCTGCCGCCCCAGCCTTCCTGTTCGTGCAGCGACCGCTTAGTCCAGTGGCCTGCGTTCCAACCGTCTTTTTCGACGAAGGCACCGCCGATTTCCAAGAAGGCGAAAACAAAGCGCTCGGCAGCCAGCCTGACGACAGCACGGATCACATCGCCATCCGCATCGCTCAGGCGATCATCGTCACCGCTCCAGAACTCATTGATCTCGGTGGCGCGCTCTGTGGTGAGGATGTCGAGGTCAACTTCCAGTGTGATCGACCAGTCCTTCCAGTCGTCGCTCAGGGTGAATTTCTGCAGGTTGGCCATGGCTCACACCCCCTGCACGATGTCAGCCGTCACCAGCGGCGAGCCGATGGCGGCGGCTTCGTTCAGGGCGGCGGTGATGACGTTCTGCACGGCCAGTGGGTAGGCCACCGAGTAGCCCGCCTGATTGCCCCTGCCGGGGCTGCTGAGTTTGGCGTGCAGGGCGGCGATGGCGCTGGGCTCGATGACTTCGCCGAGCTGCTTGCCGGCCATCTGGAAACGGTGCGCCAGGAAGCTGTCCAGGTTGGTGCCCAGCGGGTTGAGGGTGAGCAGCTCGCAGCGTTGCACCACCTCGCGCACTTCCGGCGTGCGTTCGTCGAGGCGACGGCCCAGTTCGGTCTGGCCAAGCAGGACGATGGACAGCAGCTTGTCGAAACCGCCGTCGCCTTCCAGCTCGAAGAAGCGCTTGAGGTGCTTGAGGGTGGGCACCGGCAGGCTGTGGGCCTCTTCGATAATCAGCAGGTGCTTGTTGCCCATCTTGGCGCTCTCGCGCAGGGCGCGGTGCACCTGGCGGAAGCGTGCCTCGCTGGAGCGAGCCGGTTTGGCTGCCGGGCTGATCTCCTCCAGGATGGCCTCGCAGATGTGCGCCGACTTCAGGGTCTTGCCCTTGATGTCGTTGTCCTCCATGGCCAGCACATAGGGCTCGATGATCACGATGGGCAGCCGGTCGCGGGCGATGCGCGCCCGCAGATCCTTGCGGATCGTGGACTTACCGCTGCCGCTCTCGCCGACCACCGCCGCAAACAGGTTGCCGTGCTTGGCGCCCTGGTACAGGGACTCGCGGACATAGCGGATGTCCGGCGACATGAACAGCTCGTCGCTGCTGCCAGGCTCGGCGAAGGGGTCGCGGAACAGGCCGAACACCTTCTTGGCTTCTGGAGACAGCGTTTGACGGCGTAGTAGCATGGGGTTGTGCTCCTCGTTGTTGATAGCGTCTTCGGCGGGGGACTCAGGCGCGGGGGAGTTGCAGCTCTCCTGCGCCTTCTCTTTTTCTTCGTATACGGCGAACGGATCGTTCGAGACGGTGGCACCGCAGCGGGCCAGCCAGTCGAGAATCCGCGCCTTCAGCACCTCGGGCGCCACGCGCTTGGGCCACATGTTGTGGTTGAGCAGTTGCGCGATGGTCGGGTTGGAGTAATTCAGTTCGCGGCCTAGCTCCGCTTGGGTCAGGTCGTTGTAGGCCAGGTCTTTTTTGAGCATCAGCATCAGGCACCTCCTGCCAGAGTGAGCTTGGGTCGTTGGGTGAATGCAGCGCGTAGAGCGGCCAGGACATCAGGCAAGGCATCTTCCTGAACACCTGACGGGTAGTGCTGGCTGAGCCAGGCATAGTGATCGGCGCCCCAGGCCGGGAACTCGGCCTGCAGGCGCTTGGCGGCGGCGAATACCGAGAGCGGCGGCAGCTCGATGGTCGGCAGCACCAGGTCATGCTGAGTGCCACGGCGTGGCAGGAAGGTCGGCAGATCGGCTTCGGTCATTTCCTTGAAGGGCTGCAGCTTGCCGCCAAACGGGATGGCCTGGGCCTTGCGGGCCGCGTCGGCCTGCTCCTGGGTGTCGGCGCCCATAGCCAGCCTGTCGGCCTCCTTGCGAGCTACCTGGGCCGGGGTGTCGGCCTTGCGGATGAACTTCTCGCCGATGGTGGCGGCGGCCACGTCGAACCCGAGCTCGTTGCGCTCGATGGCGGGCACCACATAGAACACCTCGCGCCCCTCGGCGTCGGTGGCCACCACCTGCGCAGCATCGTTGCGCCAGGGGTTGCGGGTGACCAGCAGGCGGTCATGAACCATCACGCCCGGCACCATCGAGACGTCGTACTCGCGGCCCTGGAACGACACACGCAACTTACTGTTGACCTTGCGCAGCTCCGGCTCGGCCACGGCCAGGCGGCGGCACTCGTCAACGCCTGGCACCTTGATCAGCTGGTGCTCGCGAATGCTCATCCACACAGCCGAGCGCGTTTTGCCGTGGCGGCTGTGCTTGGCCTTGGCGTTGTAGTAGCCGCGCCAGATGGCGGCCAGCTGGTTGAGTTCGTCCAGGTCTTTGACCGGCTTGAACTTGAGGCCTGCCTCGAACTTGCGCTCGATGATGTTCCGCGCGTTCTCCACCTGGCCGGTGACGCGGGCGGCGCCCGGTGCGTGCACGATGGTCTCGATGCCCAGCGAGCGGCACAGGTTCCTGGCCATGGCCGAGGTGTTGGCCGAGCCGGGGTCCATCATCAGGATGCTGGGGCGGCCGTGCAGGATGTCGGCGCCGCCGCGCTCCTGCATGGCGTTGATCAGCACGCTGCAGAGGTTTTCGCCGGACTCGGCGCCCATCACGTATTCGAGGTAGATCCAGCCGCTGGCGTGGTCGGTGATTTCGTACGACCAGACGCGGTCTGCGGCGATGCGCGCGAGGTTCTTCGGCTTGTTCTTGTAGAACTCGGCCGAGTCCATCACACGCAGGCCGTTCTCTTCGGGCTTGGCGCTGGGCTTGAGGTAGTAGAGCACGCACAGGGAGGCGTCGATCTGCCAGACGTGGTTCGGGTGCAGGCTCTGCAGCTCGGTGACCGGCGCCGGGGCCAGCAGCTGATCAGGGTGCAGCTTGTAGGCGTGCAGCGCGCGGTTGATGGCGCTGATCGACAGCGGGCGGATCTCGCCGGTTTTCCTGTCGGTGTACTCGGCGCGGATCATGCCGCTGATGCGCAGGGCATCCACGGCATCACCTACTGAGTACAGGCGCTTCTCGTTGCGCCGGGCGGTTTCCATCAGCGCGGTGCTGATGGTCAACGCCTCGTCGCGGGTGAGCGCGCTTTGCCCGGCATCGGCGCGGCGTTTGCGTGAGGTGGCGGCCACGGTGACCTCCTCCAGTTTGCGGTAGATGGTGGCCTGGCTCAGGCCGAGTTCTTGCGCCGCTGCTTGGCACAGCGCCGTGCGCTGGCCATGGCCCGCGCGCTCCAGGGCGCGGGCCAGGTCAACCAGGCGTTGGGTAATGACGGCGCTCATGGGTCAGGCCTCGTCCTTGATCAGGCTCGCGCCTTCCTGGTTGATCCAGCCGAAGTCCTCTTCATCGCCCACCTCGGGCAGTTGGAACTCGGCGCGCAACTCGCCCAGCAGGCGCTGCAGGTGGGCGATCAGCTGGGCCTGGAAGGCGCGGTGGTCGCTGCCGGTCTCGCTGGCGTGCTGATCCAGCGTGGTGAAGGCGGCGCGCAGCTTGCCGCTGATGTCGGCCTCGGCCTCGAAGGCAATGCCCACCACCTCCTGACGCAGCTCCTTGGCGGCTTCGTCGGCGCTCATGGTCTCGATGCGGCGCTTGGCCTTGGCCAGCTCCTGCTTGGTGCGATCCAACTCGGCGTTCTTCTTGCTCAGCACTTCGCCCTGGGCTTCGTAGTCGGCCTGGGTGTCGGCGAGGCGCTTCTGCAGCTCGTCCTTTTCCTTGGTGTGGGCGTGGATAAGATCCTCGGCCAGCACCTGCACGGCCTCGAAGTTGCCCTGCTTGGAGGCTTCGATAAGGGCGGACTTGGCGTCGTCGGGTAGGCGGCGCCACTGGCGCAGCTCGCGGTAACCGGCGCCAATGGCGCCCAGCTGCTTGAGCGCCTCTTCGCCGAATGCCTTCAGGTTGGTCAGGTCTTCGTCGACTTTCGAGCGGGACAGGCCAAGGGCTTGGCAGAAACCGTCCCAAGTGCCGACGTCTGCAATTTCGTTGCCGTCGGCGTCGATGCCCTTTTTGCCCTGCAAGGCCCGGTACATCTTGGTTTCCTTGATGTGAGCGAGCTTCGACAAACTGACGACGTCGGCAAAACGGGCAATGGATCGGGCCATCTGTACTTGGCCGAGGATCTGGTTGGCCAGGTCGCGCTCGTCCTGCAGGCCCTGGGCGATTGCGCCCAGGTTCTGGATGACGTTGACGGCTTCTTCGTTGACCGGGGCGTCCTGTACCAGCTCGGCGGCGGGGGCGGCTTTACGAGACATTAAGCGGCCTCCTGTGCGTTGCCGTTGGCCAGCTTCTGCATGCGGCTGATTGCTTGGAAGCGGTTGTTGTCGGCCTCGATCAGCGCGTTGCGGAACTCGTTATGGCCGCGCAGGCGACCATGCTCGAAAGCATCGGCCTCGACGGTGCCGGCCTGGTAAGGGCTGGTGACCAGGGTCTGGTCGATACGGTTGCGCAGCACTGCCGTCATGCCCTGCATGAAGGGCTCGCTGTGCTTTTGTTCGCCCCTGAGCAGAGCGTTGGTCAGTCGATTGAAGTCCATGTGGTGCTCCTTGTTGTCAGCGGCTGGCACCGGCCAGCACGCGTTGGTTGATCTCGTTGATGCGGTGCTGTGCGGCACCCATCTCGTTGGCGTGGGCCTGCGCGATCTGCAGCAGCGCGATGCTTGGGGCGAAGCGGCCGTTGTCGAGCTTCACGGCCAGGCCTTCAGCGATCAGGGTGTTGATGGCGCGGTTGATGTTGGCCGGGCTCTCCCCGAGCCCCTTTGCCAACTCGCCGTTGCTGATGCCGGTGAGGCTGTAGCCCTTGAGGGCCTTGAGCACGCGCAGGATTCGCGCGCCGCTGTCGGAGGTGCGTGGGGTGGTCATGCTGAAGTCCTGAGTAGTGCGAAGTAGTCGGCGGCCGCTTCATTGGCGGCCTGTGCTGCGTTATGCAGATACTCGATGGTGAGCTGGGCCAGGGGCTTGCCGAGGTTCTGGCAGTGGCGAACGAATGCCCGCTGGCTGACGGCGTTCCACTCGCGGTAGCCGTCGAACGGCTCCAAGGCTTCATGCATGTCCATGATTAGGGCGAGGCTTTCCGGGCTCATGGCTGCTCTCCGAGATCCAGTTGTGGGTTGGCGTGCTGCTGCACATTGGCGCGGTGCCAGGCCAGGCTGGTGAGGCCGGACTGCAGCGCTGCCTGGGCAGCGTCGGCATCGACCTGGCCCTGGTAGAAGGCGATCAGGGCACCCGTGGTCGCGTTGAGTACGGCCTGCAGCTCGTTCACGTCCTGCGCGGTGCAGGTGCGGCCGGACGGAATGTCGATCAGCAGCTTGCCGCTGGTGGATGCCAGCCAGCGGCTGACCAGGGCGATGCCGCAGGCATGCTCGAAGGCCGGGATCAGCACAGCAGGCATGCGCCCTTCGGTGAGCCACTTGTAGAGGGCCCAGTGGTTGGCCTGGCCCATGCGTTCGGCAATGCGCTCGACGCTCAGGTTGTGCCGCTCCTTGGCGAACTCCAGCGACCACTCCATGGCCTGACGGATGCTGCTGGGCTGGGCGTTCTTCCAAGAGCGGCGCGTCATTGGATGGCCCTCCCGGCGTGGCAGGAGGCGGCGTGCAAACAAATAGGCTTTTTGCTCATTGGCAACGCTGTTGCCAAAATGCCAGCCTGTTGGGGTACATTCACCCCGACCGGAGATACGGACATGGCTACTGCTGACCCTCTTGTTCTTGTTGCTGCGATGCGTTCGGCGTATGTGGCGTTGACTCGCCGCCTGGCGCTGGAGCACGGCCTTGATCTGAATGGGCTTGCTGACGATCTGGATATGCTGGGCTCGACTCAGCCAGATGCTGACTGGAAGGAGGGACATCAGACGCTTTCGGCTTTGCTGCGTGGGATCGCGCTAGGTGTGCCAGCAAACGATGACTGATCTCGCCCGCCTCGCTAGAACCGAGCGCGGCAAAGTCGATACCGAGCAACGGGGCGTGATGACTGAAGCCCAGCTCGTTGCGCAGATCCTGGTGGGCCTTGGCCTTCAGCTGTTCCCCGACAAGCCGGCCGGCGCCGAGCAGCATCAGGCGATCGACGAGCTTGCTGGTGTAGCTGCTGGCCGGCGTGCGATCGACGAACACCAGGGCCTGCTGGCGGGCTTCGGCCAGGTGAGCGGCGATGGCCGGGCCATCACCAGGTGCGCAGGCGATCAGCGCATTGAGCGCGGTGCGCCAGGCGTCCATGGGGTGTGGGATCAGCTCGATCTCTTCGGCGGCGAGTTGCGGTTGGTCGGACATGGCGGTGTCCCTCGCGGTGGTTGGCGAAAGGGTGGTGGGGCTTAGGCGGCAACGGCTTCTTCGTCTTCGAGCTTCATGCCGAGCTTGACGGCGATCTCGTGAGCCTTGCCGTAGTTGGCTTTGGCCTGGCCGTTGAGTACGCGGTACACCTCGTTGCGGGTGTATCCGTTCTCCTCGGCCCAGGCGGTGAAGGTTTTGCCTCGGGCTCTGAAGCGTTGCTTCACCTGCTCGGCGGTTAGGGCTTTGGTTGCAGTGGCCATGGCGGTGGCTCCTGTGATGCAAAGATGAATAATGTTTGTGTGGCTGATGATGGTGCTCATTCGTGCACCTGTCAAGCGTTAGGTGATCGTTTGAGCACCATAGGTGAGCGGTTAAAAGAGGAGCGAGACAGGCTGGGATTAAGCCAGCCAGCTTTCGCTGAGGTTGGAGGGGTGCAGAAGCGCGCCCAGATCAACTACGAGAAGGATGAGCGTCAGCCCGATGCGGGATACCTGGCGGCTGTTGCAGCTGCGGGGGTTGATGTTTTTTATGTGCTGACTGGTAGTCGGTCGCCAAGGACGACTGATCAGTCATATGTTGCGACGTCGCAACATATGACCGAGGGGGGCAATCCGGTCACGAAGTCCGATGCAGTTCCGGTAATCGATGGTGAGCGCCTCTCGCGAATCGTTGATCTGCTAGAGGTCTATGCCGCGAAGGCTGGTAGGCGTTGGCCAGCCAAGCGCCTGGTGATGGTTGCGGCAGAGGTCTACAACGTCTTGGCAGACGAGCCCACCCTGGATGAGCCCAAGGTTGAGCGGATTTTGAAGTTGGTTGTGAACCGTTAGCGCACGGCGCATAAGGAGTGAGATGTGAAGGAAGATGATCTGCAGAGGCTTTCCGAGCTGTTGGGCAAGGAGATTGACGCGCTGCCTAAGGATGGAAAGGAACGCTCGATCTCGATCACTGTAGGCGGCAATAACTCTGGAAATATCTCACTGGGTGGCACCCAGATCGTGTTTAACCCGCAGGAGCAGAAGCGCACCTGGGGGGATCTGGCGGTCTCCGAATTGCTCAGCCATTTGGATCATTGGAAGGCGCAGTGGTGGAGCGGCTGGCGTGGCTTCTGGCTGAATGCGCCCTGCCTACTTTTGATGCTGATGCTTGTGCTGATGGCTGTCGGTTTGCTCAGTGGGTGGTTGTGGAACCTGGGGCCGCAGACCATGCCCTATGTGCTGGCCCCCATGATTGTTCTCATGGCCATTCTGTCGACCTGGATGATGCGGATTCGGCGAGTCGAAGGACGGCTGATGAGAGATAGTCAGGCGTATATCGACACGATTGAGGCTGAGCTGCGTCGCAGACGTTAATGGAATGGCGCAGCGAGTGCGCTGATTGGGAAAATCTTTGATGTGAAGGGTAGGACGATGAAAACGAGAATGCTGGCCCTTGGATTAACCGCAATCGCAATGGGCGCCCCCTCTTGGCTGTTAGCTGCCGACTACAGTGTCAGTGGTCAGGCAGGTCTCATGACGCTTGTATCTGTGTCGCCTGAGCAAGCCGAGAACGAGGATGTTTACCGTCTAGCAGTAGCCGATGCTTGCGCTGGCAAGCCCGTCTGCCAGGTCCACTATTGGGTTGGACCCGCGCCGAGTAGCCTGCCCCTGACTGACGAACAAGTGGAAACCAAACGCGCCGTGTGGCAGCTAAACCTAAACACGGGTCTGCGGCGGTGGTTGGTGAAATGCGAGGAAAGCAATCTTTTCGCTGACAGCCGAGAATGCATGTAAGCGATTAAGTGATAGGGCGCCGCAATGGCGCCCTAGTTGTTTAGGAGCCTTTTACATACCGGCGCGCTTGATCGCGCAGGCCTGCAAGCCAGGCTTGAAGCCGCGCTGGCCAGGGACGATTTGCGGGTTGGCACACAACTCCCCCTTGCGCGCATGCTCGAGGTTGTAAAGGGCCAGGAGCCGCCCCCGCCGCGCTGGACGCCTCGGCTGATTCCTGGGAAGAAGCCTGACTGAGCCTGCGCTGAGCCTCTGCCTCGACGGCGGCACGCCTGGCAGGGGCGGCGCGCTGCAACTCGATGGCCTGCTCCAGCAGGCCCCTGCGCGGCTGATCGAAGTCGCGCAATATCGATTCGGCCCGTGACCTGAAGGTCGCCAGGCTTTCACCGTTCTCAATGCTGTAGTCGATGATCTGGCGAAGTATCGCCAGGCGGTCGGCGTCGGTCGTCTGCATATCGGTTGCCCTCTGCTGATTTGGCTGCCGATCCTGCGCCCCTGCATGGGCAATGTATTTTTGCCGCGTCCAAATTACTCCGCGCGCGCGCGCGTTGAAGCTGTGAACTCTTTCGGTATGTACCGAGATTTTTCGATAACAGCGAACGTAGCGCGGAGAGCCTCATGTCCAAGTCCTGCACGCCCAGCCAGCGCCTTCCACGTATGTGGTTGTGGAGCATCATCAGCCTCGGCCTTCTGCTGGCCCTGTATTTCATTCGCCCCGAGCAGCTCCAGGTTGTGCTGTACAAGGCGGCCCTGGTGACCATCGCCGCTACGCTCGCCTACTGGATCGACCGCTCGCTATTCCCCTACGCCCAGGCCCGCCCACACCAGTGCATCAGCTTCGTTCAAATCGTTGGTGCCTGGATGCGCCGCGCGGTGATCGTGCTGGCCTGTGTGCTCGGCATGACGCTGGGGCTCTGACATGGAACGCCTCAAGCACTTGGGCGGCGTGTTGTGGAACGCCTGCCTGGTCCTCTGGCACCTTGATCCGCGGCTGGTGCTGCTCCCGCTGCTGTTCATTGTCGTATTCGTAGGCAGCTGTGGGATGCCTGTGCATGCCGCGAGCATCCCGGCCGCTGCTGAGCAGCACCGCCGCACCCTGGTGCGTGCCGCCCATGCTGAGTGGGGCCTGGGGGCGCCTGTGGCGACGTTCGCCGCGCAGGTGCATCAGGAGAGCGCCTGGCGGGTGAATGCTCGTTCACCGGTCGGCGCCGAGGGCCTGGCGCAGTTCATGCCCGCAACTGCCGACTGGATGGCCGAGATCTACCCGCGCAGCCTGGGCCCGGCGCAGCCGTACAACCCAGGGTGGGCGCTGCGGGCCATGGTGGCCTTCGACCGCTGGCTCTACGAGCGAAACCAGGCCGTTAGCGAGTGTGACCGCTGGGCCTTCGTGCTGTCCGGCTACAACGGCGGCAATGGCTGGGTGAATCGTGACCGCAGGCTGGCCTCGGCTATGGGTGCCGACCCGCTGGCCTGGTTCGATTCCGTCGAGCGGCATAACGCTGGCCGCTCGGCTGCCAACTTCCGCGAGAACCGCAATTACCCGCGCGCCATCCTGCTGCGCTGGGAGCCCATGTATGCGGCTGCCGGCTGGGGGCCTGGCGTTTGCGCCGACAGGTATAGCCGCCATGAAGATCCCAACGCTGTTTCTGCTCGCCACGTTGACCAGCAGTTCGCCTGCCGCGTGCTCCCGGAACTGGCTCGCTGCCGCCGAGCTGTTCGCATCGCCGCCGCCCCGCGTTCGCCCGGCCCAGCTGTGGCCGCCCGAACGCGCGGACAAACGACCACCTATGCCGCGCTGGTTGCGGCGCCGGCTCAAGCGTAAGGGGCGGTGATGAGAAAGGTGATCGGATGGTTCGTTGAACACTGGTACGTGCCGATCTTCGTAGCGCTCATGTACCTGATGTGGGCATACGGCGAGAGCCAGTATGACCGGGGCTACAGCGCCGCCCAGGCCAAGGGCGACAAGGCCCTGGCCGATTTGCGCGAGGAGCACCAGAAGCTGCGCGCCGATGCCGCCGAACAGAACCTGGTGCTCTACCGCCAGCAGGTGGAGCGCGCCAACCAGGCCGAGCTGGTGTTTCTGGATGCCCAGGACGAGATCGGCCGGCTCAAGCAGCAACTCACACAGGAGCGCATCTATCGTGTCTCGACTCAATACGCCCCGGCGCGCGGCGCTGCCCCTGTGGCTGCTCCTCGCTTCGTTGTCACTTGTGGCTGGCTGCGCGACTTCAACGCAGCGCTTGGAGCCACTGCCCCAGCTCCAGCCGGCTGCCGAGCCTACGCCGGCTCTCAAGAAACGGCCTGGCCCGCCCCCGGCTCTGACGCCGAACTACTGGAAAGCGGCGTTACCGCGGCTGACATCCTGGCCCATGCGCGTGACTACGGCGCTTGGGCGCTCGCCAACCTTGCGCAGCTGAACGCGCTGATCGACCTACACGACAAGGACAAGCCCTGATGGACTTCGACTCCCTGCTGCGCGGCGCGCAGTTCCTGTTCACCGTGGTGGTGGGCTGTTTCTCCTGGAGCAGTGCCCGCAAGGCCAGCTCGAAGGTCGAGGCCGAGACCCTCGCCAACCGCCTGGCCGGACAGGACACCCGCCTGACGGTGCTGGAGCAGCAGATGAAGCATCTGCCGACCAGCGAGCAGCTCACTGAGCTGGCCGAAAAGCTGGCCGAGCTGGGCGGCGACATGAAGGGCATCAAGTCCGACATCTCAGGCATCAACCGCTCCCTGGATCCGCTGAACCGCTCGGTGGATCGCCTGAACGATTACCTCCTACACAGCAAGTGAGGCTGCGATGAACAACCAAAATTTCGCCGATTACCTGCGCCAGGATCAGCGCCTGGTGATGCTGCGCATCCTCTCTGAGCTGCCGCAGTACCGCTCCAACTCTTCGGTGATCGCCAACCTGCTGGGCCAGTTTGGGCACCACCCGAGCCGCGACCAGGTGAAGGGCGATCTGACCTGGCTCGGCGAACAGGGCCTGGTGTCTATCGACGATATCGGCTCCGTCCTGGTCGTGACCCTGACCGAGCGTGGTGGCGACGTGGCCGCTGGCCGCGCCTCGGTACCGGGCGTCAGCAAGCCGAGGCCCTGAACATGGGGCGCAAGTCCAGCATCGACCGGCTAGAGCCGGCAGTCCGCACCCACATCGAGAAGCGACTGCGCGAGCGTCGCCTGACCCTGGACGAGCTGATCGAGGATCTGCACGAGCACTTCCCCAGCGCGGACAAGCCCAGCCGCTCGGCGATTGGCCGTTACAAGGTCAGCTTCGACGAGATGGCCAAGCGGCTGCGCGAGCAGCAAGCCATGGCCAGCCTGCTGGTCGAGGAACTTGGCGAGAACCCGAACGACAAAGCCGGCGCGCTGATGGTGCAGTCGATCCAGACCCTGACCACGCACGCGGCCCTGGGCGCGCAGATCGACGACGAGACCACGATCGACGACGTGCGCAAGCTCGCCCGCGCCGCAAAGGACGTGCTGCAGGCCAGCAAGGCCAGCCGTGAGGAGCGCGCTGCGATCGCCCGCGAGGCCCGTGAGGCGCTGCTGGCTGAGCAGGAGCAACGCCTGGAAGAGATGCGTGGCAGCGACGGCATGAGCGAGCAGCTCGAAAACCGCATTCGCGGCATTCTGCTGGGGAAAGCCTGATGGCTATGCAAAGCACCACCGCTAACCTGGGCAAGAAGCTCACCGCCACCAGCGCACCGCGCAAGATCGATCTCGCCGAGGAGATGGAGCTGCTCGGCGTGGACGTGCCGCAGCAGATCGCCGACGCCCAGCCGGCCAATGAGCCCGTGTTCCTGGGTTACCAGCAGCGCTGGTTTGAGGATCAGTCCCAAATCATGATCGCGGAGAAGTCCCGCCGTACCGGCCTCACCTGGGCCGAGGCCGGGCGCAACGTGATCAACGCCGCCAAGCCCCGGCGCCGTGGCGGGTGCAACACCTTCTACGTGGGCAGCAAACAGGAGATGGCCCTGGAGTACATCGCCGCCTGCGCGCTGTTCGCCAAGGCTTTCAACGAGCTGGCCGAGGCGGACGTCTACGAGCAAACCTTCTGGGATGCCGGCAAGAAGGAAGAGATCCTCACCTACATGATCCGCTTCCCGAAAACGGGGCGGAAAATCCAGGCGCTGAGCAGCCGCCCGAGTAACCTGCGCGGCCTGCAGGGCGATGTGGTGATCGACGAGGCGGCGTTCCATGAGTCGCTGGAAGAGCTGCTCAAGGCCGCCCTGGCGCTGACTATGTGGGGCAACAAGGTCCGCCTGATTAGCACCCACAACGGCGTGGACAATGCCTTCAACAGCTACATCCAGGACGCACGTGAGGGCCGCAAGGATTACAGCATCCACCGCATCACCCTGGACGATGCCCTGGCCCAGGGGCTGTACAAGCGGATCTGCTATGTCACCAACCAGGAATGGTCGCCTGAAGCCGAGAAGGAATGGCGCGACAAGCTGTACCGCAACGCCCCCAACATCGAGTCGGCCGACGAGGAGTACGGCTGCGTCCCGAAGAAATCGGGCGGTACCTATCTCACCCGCGTGCTGATTGAGCATGCGATGGTCAGTGACCACTCGATCCGCATATATCGGTACGAAGCTCCAGAAGGGTTCGAGGGATGGCTGCCACACCAACGCGAGGCCGAGATAGCCGCATGGTGTGAGGAGAACCTGCTGCCTGAGCTGGCCAAGCTGAGCCGGGATAACAAGCACTCGTTCGGTGAGGACTTCGCCCGCCGAGGCGACTTGACCGTTTTCAGCCCGCTGCAGATTTCGCCTGATCTGCGCAAGCGTGAGCCCTTCCGGGTGGAGCTGCGAAACCTGACCTATGAGGCTCAGCGCGACGTGATGTTCTTCATCTGCGATCGCCTGCCGCGCCTGGTGGGACTGGCCTTCGACGCGACCGGCAACGGCGGATACCTCGCAGAGCAGGCCGCGCTGAAGTACGGACTGAAGCATGTTGACCAGGTCAATCTGAACCTGCCCTGGTACGCAGAATGGATGCCAAAGCTCAAGGGCGAGTTCGAGTCGTTCAATCTGGAGATCCCCCGGCACCAGACCACGCTGGATGACTTGCTGTCGATCAAGGTCGAGAAAGGCATACCGGTCATCGATAAGGGACGCACCAAGGATCTGGAGTCCGGCAGCAGCAAGGCCAAGCGCCACGGCGACAGTGCCATCAGCTTGGCCATGGCTGTGCGGGCCAGCTACATGGATGGCGGTGAGATCCCCATCGACTACCAATCCACCGGCACCCGCACCCTGGCCGGTAACACCTTTACCAGCAGCCCCGCCGGCCAGCAGACCAAGCGTGGCTTTGGCACCGTGCGCGGCGGCAATGACTTCGGAGGCTTCTGATGCAAAAGCCCAAGCTCGGCCTTGAGTTCGCCAGCACTGGCAACGGCCGCGATATCACCCGACCTTTCCTGGCCGGCCTGCAGCAGCCGAATGACCGCGTGCTGCGCTCGCGCGGCGGCTTCGACCTCAAGGTCTACGAGGAGGTGCTGAGCGACTGGCAGGTGAAGGCCTGCTGGAGCCAGCGCCAGTTGGCCGTTGTGAGCAAGGAGTTCAAGGTCGAGGCCGGCGGCGATCGCCCGGTGGACAAGCTGGCCGCTGAGCACCTGGAGCAGCAGCTGCACCGCGTGGGCTGGGACCGGGTGACCAGCCTGATGCTGTACGGCGTGTACTACGGCTATGCGGTGGCCGAACTGATCTATGGCCGCGATGACCGCTACATCACCCTGGACGCCATCAAGGTTCGCAACCGGCGCCGCTTCCGCTACGACCAGGACGGCGCGCTGCGTATGCTCACGCCGAACAGCCTCAACCTGGGCGAACCGTGCCCAGCCCCGTATTTCTGGCACTTCAGCACCGGCGCCGATAACGACGACGAGCCATATGGCCTGGGCCTGGCGCACTGGCTCTACTGGCCGGCCTACTTCAAGCGCAACGACATCAAGTTCTGGCTGATATTCCTGGAGAAGTTCGGCATGCCTACGGCCAAGGGCACTTACGGTAGGGATGCAACGCCGGACGAGAAAACCAAGCTGCTGGAGGCCGTGCATGCCATCCAGACCGACTCCGGCATCATCATTCCCGAGGGTATGCTGATCGAGCTGCTGTCGGCTGGGCGCTCCGGTACCGGCGATTACCAGGCGCTGCACGACACCATGGATGCGGCGATCGCCAAGGTGGTGCTGGGGCAAGTCGCCAGCAGCCAGGGCACGCCGGGGCGTTTGGGCAATGACGACCTCCAGGGCGATGTGCGCCTAGATCTGATCAAGGCCGATGCGGACCTGATCTGCGAGAGCTTCAACCTCGGCCCAGCCCGCTGGCTGACGGAGTGGAACTTCCCGGATGCCATGCCGCCGCGCGTGTACCGCGTGGTCGAGCAGCCCGAGGACATGGACAAGCGCGCCGATCGCGACGAGAAGGTGTTCCGTATGTCGGGCTTCAAGCCGAGCCTTGGCTATGTGCAGGAAACCTACGGCGTTGAGGTGAGCGAAGAGACGCCCCCGAACAGCGTCACGCCGCCGGCGGCCGAGTTCGCCGAGACCGGCAAGCCCAACGACCCGGCCGAAGCCATGGCGCCGCGCCTGCAGAAGGATCTGCAACCCTCGATCGCCGAGTGGTCCGAGCAGCTGCAGGCGCTGGTGGCCGAGGCCGGCTCGCTGCAGGCCATCCAGGCCGGGCTGCTGGAGCTGGCACCGCAGCTGAGCCTGGATCAGTACGCCGAGGTGATGGCCGAGGCACTAGCCGCCGCCGACCTGGCCGGCCGTAACGACATCGAGGACGAGGTGCGCTGATGGCCCAGCCCGCCAGCTACGGCAGCCTGCCGTTTCGCGAGCAGAACGAGTTCCTGCGGCGCAAACTGCCCTCGGTGGATTACTTCGCCGTGCGCGGCGCTGCGCATGACCACGCCTTCGTGGTGGCCGGTGCACACCGCGCCGACATGGTGGCGGACATTCAGCAGGTGCTGCAGAGCGCCTTGGACAACGGCGACACCCTGGATGCCTTCCGCGAGGACTTCTTCGCGGTGCTCGACAACTACGGCTGGCAGCCCGATGGCGGCCGCGCCTGGCGCTCGCGGGTGATCTACGAGACCAACCTGCGCACCAGCTACGCCGCCGGGCGCTACCAGCAGCTGCAGGAGGTGAAGGCCACGCGGCCGTACTGGATGTACGAGCACAGCGATGCGGTGATCACCCCGCGCCCCGAGCATGAGGCGTGGCACGGCCTGGTGATCCCCGCCGACGATCCCTGGTGGCAAACCCATTACCCGCCGAACGGCTGGGGCTGCCAGTGCCGGGTGCGGGCGCTGAACGAGCGCGACCTGAAGCGCCTTGGCAAGGAGAAGCCCGATCAAGCTCCGGCCAGCCAGACGCGGCGCATCGAGTACAAAGGCGAGATCGTCGAGGTGCCCGAGGGCATCGACCCCGGCTGGGGCTATGCACCAGGTCGCAGCGCCCTGGAGCGCCAGGTGCAGCTCAGCATGAGCAAGACCGAACGCCTACCGGCGGCACCGGCCGCCAGCATGGCGCAGCAGCTGCTGGAGCACGGTGCGGTGAGCCGGGCGATCGACAACGACTGGCGCCGCATGCTCGATGACGTGGTGATGGACGGCGCCGATCGCGGCCGCAGCATGCTGCTGGGCAGCATCAGCCCCGGTCTGGTGGGCAGCCTGGCCGCTGCCGGAGTGGTGCCGCTGACGGCCGTGATCGGCATCAGCGATGCCACCATGGTACGCATGCTGGCCGGCAAGGCGCGCGATGCACGTGCGCTCAACGCCGAGCGATTCGGTAGCGTCCCTACCGCGCTGGCTCGGCCGCGTGCCGTGCTGCTCGATGCCGGCAGCAACACCCTGGTGTATGTGTATCGCGATGATCTGGCCCTGGCCGTGCGCTACCAGGTGAGCGGTGATGCCGCGGCCAACAGCGTGCAACAGACTCTGGATATCGCTGCGGTGCGTCGCCGCCTGCAGGCTGGTCAGCTGGTGCTGCTGGAGGGCGAGCTGTGAGTGGCGCACGGGTAGAACTGGAGTTCGACAACAGCCAGGTGCTGGCTGCGGTGCGCGGCGCCCTGGCCGAGCTGGCAGACCCGCGGCCGATGCTCCTGGACATCGGCGAGGCGCTGGTCAACAGCACCCGCGACCGCTTCAGTGCGCAGCGGGGGCCGGATGGCCAGACCTGGAAGACGCTCAGCCCGCGCTACCTGCAGACCAAGTCGCCGAACCCTGGCAAGATCCTGCAGCGCCGCGGCGACCTGGTGCGGCAGATCTTCCCCCAGGTCGACGGCGCGACCCTGCTGGTGGGCACCGATCGGGTATACGGTGCGGTGCATCAGTTCGGCGCGCTCAAGGGCGCCTTCGGCAAGACCCGGCGCGGCGCGCCCATCCCATGGGGCGACATTCCGGCGCGTCCCTTCCTCGGCATCTCCGACGATGACGCAGCGGAGATCATCGCCATCGCCCGCGACCACCTGCAGGCCCGTTTGCAGGGCTGAAAACCGCAAACCGCCAGAAAGGCCCGTAGAAGCGTTTTAAGCCCCCCTGGGGGCTGCCGTTGTATGCGCAAGGGTGCATCGTGCCTTTTCCGGGGCTGTTTGGGCGTTTATAAACACGGTAGGCGCGGTGGCAGTGGCGAGCATTCGCACGAACCGCTGCAAAACTGCCCGGCTAAAGATTTTTGCCCCGTCAAAATTACAGGCGGCATCGGGTGCAGCACTCTGGCTGCATGAAAAAGCCAACCGCCACTCTGCCCATTCTGCCTGCCGGTCGTCACACCGCTCTCGACGGCCGCCCGGTGGAATTTACCGAAGCCATCCTGCAGGAGATCGCCGAGACCTACGATCCCGCCCTGCACGAGGCACCCCTCGTCATTGGTCACCCCAAACTCAACGGCCCTGCTTATGGCTGGGCCAAGAGCCTGGACGTGCGCGACGGCATGCTGTTCGCCGAGCCGCACCAGGTGGTGCCCGAGTTCGCCGAAGCGGCCAACCGCAAGATGTACAAGAAGCGGTCGGCCTCGGTGTACCTGCCGGACTCGCCGGGCAACCCGGTGCCGGGCAAGCACTACCTGCGCCACATCGGTTTTCTTGGCGCGATGCCGCCGGCGATCAAGGGCATCCCCGATGCCGCCCTGGAGTTCGCCGAGGATGACGGCGCCCTGGCCCTGGAGTTTGCCGAGCTGCCGTATGCCGTCAGCGGCCTCACCGACATCTTCCGCCGGATGCGCGACTACTTCGTCGAGCGTGAAGGCGCCGAGCGCGCGGACCAGATCATCCCCAGCTGGCAGCTGCTGTCCATCGAAGAGGACGCCCGCCGCCGTGCTGATGGCGGCAACGAGGTGATGCCGACCTCGTTCTCCGAATCACCCACCGAAGCTGGCGATGAAGCCGCAGCGGCATCTGCCGCCGCTGCGGCCGAGCCCGACAACGCCTCCCCAGGAGGTGGCAAGGCCACGTCGGCGGCGGATGCCAACGTGCTCGATCAACCCACCCAGCAGGAACCAACCATGTCCGTCGAGGAACGCGAACAGCAGCTCGCCGAGCGCGAACGCAAGCTGGCCGAGAGCGAGGCGAAGATCGCCGCGCAACAGGCCGAAGAGAAACGCACCGCCGCGACCGAGTTCGCCGAGGGCCTGGTGGCCCAGGGCAAGCTGCTGCCGCGCCAGAAACTGCCCATGGTCGAGCTGATGCTCAGCCTGCCGGCGGCGCCGCTGGAGTTCGCCGAGGGCGATCAGACGGTGACCAAGGGCGGCGAAGAGGTACTGCGCGAGTTCCTGGACAGCCTGCCACCGCAGGTCGACTTCGCCGAGAAGAGTCGCGGCAACGGTCGTGACCTCGACCTCGACGACGCAAACGCTATTGCCGCCAAGGCAACGGCCTATCAAACCGAGCAACGCCAGGCTGGCCGCGAGATCAGCATCAGCCAGGCAGTGACCCACGTCACCAAGGGGGCGTAATGAAAATTCCCGGACTCACGAACGCATTCCGCGCCGGCGGCGCGATCACCAAGCGCCGCATCCTCACTGACGGCGCCGCCGATGGCGTTGCCATCCAGGCCGCTGGCAGTACTGCCCGCCTGTTGGGGGTGAGCACCGATATCGACACCGCCTCGGGCGGCGTCGTCGATGCCATCCGCAACGGCCTGGCCGATGTCGAGTACGGCGGCACGGTGACCCGTGGTGCCGCGCTGACCGCTGATTCCAGCGGCCGCGCCATCGCCGCCACCCTGCCGATCGCGGCCAACACCTACATCATCGGCTTTGCCGAGGTGAGCGGTGTGGTGGGCGATATCGGTTCCGTTCACATCGCGCCTGGCCTCCTGGCCATGAACGCTTAAGGAGCAGCACATGAGCAACGCACCGTTTCCAATCGATCCCGCACTGACGGCGATCGCCATCGCCTACCGCAATACCCGACTGATTGCCGACGACGTGCTGCCGCGCGTGCCGGTGGGCAAGCAAGAGTTCAAGTACTGGAAGCACGACCTGCGCGAAGGCTTCACCGTGCCGGATACCAAGGTAGGTCGTAAGTCGGCGCCGAACCAGGTCGAGTTCTCGGCCAGCGAAGAAACCTCCAGTACCGAGGACCATGGCCTGGATTCTCCGGTGCCGCAGGCGGATATCGATAACGCGCCTGCCAACTACGACCCGCTGGGCAAGGCGGTGGAGCAGACCACCAACCTGATCCTGCTGGATCGTGAGCTGCGCTGCGCCAGCACCGTGTTCAACAACAACAGTTATGCCACCGGCAACAAGACCACGCTCAGTGGCACCAGCCAGTGGAGCCACGCCGACAGCAACCCGATCCCGGCTATCACCGACGCGCTGGATTCGGTGGTGATGCGCCCGAACATCGGTGTGCTGGGCCGCCGCACCAGTACCTGGCTGCGCCGCCACCCCAAAGTGGTCAAGGCTTACAACGGTTCGCTGGGCGATGAAGGCATGGTGCCGATGGCATTCCTCGCCGACCTGCTGGAACTGGAAGCGATCTACGTCGGTGAGGCGCGCCTGAACATCGCCCGACCTGGCCAAGCCGCCAACCTGGCTCGCGTATGGGGGCCGCATGCGTCGTTCATCTACCGCGACCGCCTGGCCGACACCCGTAGCGGTACCACCTTCGGCCTTACCGCCCAGTGGGGCGACCGCATCTCCGGTTCGCAACGCGATGGCGATATCGGCCTGCGCGGCGGCGAGCGTGTGCGGGTGGGCGAGTCGGTCAAGGAGCTGATCACGGCGTCTGACCTCGGCTACTTCTTCGAGAACGCCGTTGCCAACTGAACCTGACCAGGGCGGCCCGCGGGCCGCCCGTTGAGGCGAGCATCATGTCGAAAAAGAAAGCAGCGGAAACGGGGATTAGCATCGCCGCACAGGCGTCGATCGCCGAGCCCACTACCGAACAAAAGCCGGGTGCCGAACTAGCGCCGGGCAGCACCGCACAACCTACCGAGAGCGTTCCGCCTGCGGGCGGTGACACGGCCGGCAACGGACCCGGCGAAACCACGGGGCAGGAAGCCCAACCTCTCAATCCGGGCGAGCAGCTCGGCAACCTGGCCGGCGTCGTCGACCAGGCCGGCAACGTCCTGGAGCTGCATCAGTTGCCCGAGGAGCAGTTGCGCAAGCTGGCCCAGGACATGGATATCGCCGGGCATGACACCTTGCCCGTGGCCGAGCTGGTGCAGCTGATCGAGGCCGAAACGGTCGTGGTGTCGCGCGGTGTGTACACCGTCAACCGCGAGCGGCTTGACCACGACGGCGAGAGCTACACCTTCGGCGAGCCGATCGAGTTCGCAGACCCCGAGCAGGCTCGCGCTTTGCTGCTGCTCGGCGCGATCCTGGAGGACGCGTAAGCATGTACATCACCCTGGTCGAGCTGGCCGAGCAACCGGGCGCCAAGGAGCTGGCTCAGGTAGCCACGCCCCGTCGCCTGCAGGCCGCCAAGCCAGATCTGCTCGATGCCATGCTGCGCGAGCAGGATCTCAGCGCCTGGCCGGCCGGTGACATCGAGGTGGCCACCGCCGCCCTCGATGTGATCGTGGCGGCTGTCAATGACGCCCAGGGCTACATCGACGGCTTCCTGGCTCGGCGCGGCTACCCGCTGCCGCTGACCAGGCGCTACGGCATTGTCACTCGCTGGGCCAGGGCGATCATTCGCTACAGCCTGCACCAGGAGCGCCTCACTGGTGAGCAGAATGACCCCATCGTGCGCGATTACCGCGACGCGCTGAAGTTTCTGCAGCTGGTGGCGGACGGCAAATTCAGCCTGGGCCAGGAAGACCCGCTGACACCACCAAGCAGCGGCGCGCCTGAGTTCAGCAAGCCGCCCCGCGTGTTCAGCGGCGACACGCTGAAGGACTTCTGAGATGAGCGCCCCTTTCGACATCAAACTGGTCATCGACCGGCTACGCGCCGAGGTGCCCGAGCTGCAGAGCGTCGAGGGCGTGGCCGAGTACGGAGCGGTGACCAGCCTGCGCGACTTCCGCAGCCCTTCCGCCTTCGCGCTGCTGGTACGCGAGCGCGCTGATGGAGAAGACCCCAAGCCAGGCCGTGGCACTCAGCGCCTGCTGGTGACCTTTGCTGTGGTGCTGGTGGTGAGCAACTACCGAGATACCCGAGGCGGCGAGGTGGTGGACGAAATCAAGCCACTGCTGGGCAAGACTCGCGCTGCGTTGATGGGTTGGCAGCCCGGTGTACCGGGTGCCAGGCCCTGCCGCTTTATCCAGGGCGACGTGCTGGATTACGACGCCAGCACATTGCTATGGACCGACGTGTACCAAACCCAACAGATCATCGGGGGAGCCCCATGAGCACCGAAGAAAAGGCCGCTCCGGCCAAGCTGGAAAAAGTGAAGCTGCTGAAGAAGCACACCCACCAGGGCATCGAGCATGCCGTCGACGCCGTGATCGAGGTCAACGAACGCGAAAAGGCCTGGCTGATTGCCCAGGAGATCATCGCGGTGGCGGCCCCCAAGGAGAGCAAGTAAATGAAAGACTTTTCCTTCAACGGCAAAGTGTTCCTCGGCAATCGGCTGAGCAACGGCAAGCCGGGCAAACTGCGCTGGGTCGATGACGCCAGCACCCTGGGCATCCAGCTCACTGTCGACAAGGAAGAGCGCCAGGAGTCCTGGAGCGGTCAGCGACTGACCTCGGTGACCATTCCTAAGGCTAAGAAAGCGCGCTTCTCCCTGGTGCTCAACGCCGCAACCGCCGCCAACCTGGCGCTGGCCCTGCAGACCGAGGCACAGGCTGTGACCACTGGCTCGGTGACTGGCGAAGCGCTGCCGCCGGGCCTGGTCGCCGGCGACGTGGTGATGCTCGACCACCCGCGCATCAGCGCCCTGACCCTGACCGACGCCGCCACGCCGACCCCGACGCCGTTGGTGCTGGGCACGCACTACCGCATCGAATCCGCACCGGGTGGCCTGATCGAGATTCTCAATCCGGCCACCCTGGTGCAGCCGTTCTCGGCGGCCTACACGCATGCGGCCTACGTCAACCTGGCGATGTTCAAGCTGAACAACGTGGAGCGTTACGGCGTGCTGGACGGCATCAACACCGTCGACGACGAGCGTGTGCGGGTTACGGTGTACCGGATGAAGTTCGACCCGGTGTCGGATCTGTCGTTGATCACCGACAGCCTGGGCAACCTCAACCTGGCCGGCGACATCCTGTTCGACGCCACCAACTTCCAGAACGCCAACCTGGGTGGCTTCGCCCGCGTGCAGCTGCCGGAAGAGGTCTAAGCAATGGCGAGCAAGCGCGACCCGGACAAACCACGCGCGCCGGCGGCACACAAGCCGGCTCCTGGCGCCGATGACCTGGAAGTGCTCCACCCGGAGCGCGGGGTCACCATCGCCGGACGCCAGTTGGTGGTGCGCGAGTATGGCTTCGTCGAGGGTCTCAAGCTGCGGCCGCTGTATGCGCCGCTGATCGAGACCCTGAAGCCGGTGCTGGCCGAGGGCGAGTTGCCCGACCTGGAGCAGATCCTGGATCTGCTGGTCGAGCATGCCGAGGCGCTGCCGCAGCTGATGGCAGTCGCATGCGATCAGCCCGTTGAATGGGTCGCCAGCCTTGGGCATGAGGATGGCCACAACCTGATGCTGGTGTGGTGGGGGGTAATCGGCCCTTTTTTCGTGCGCAGTGCAGCGGGCCAGCTGCTCAGCGAAAGGCTACGGGCCATGCGCCGCGCTGGAGCGACGTCTACGCCGTCCTGATCTCGGCCGGCTACGGCGATGCCGAGCGCATCGGACGCATGACGCAACGCCAGATCCTGCTGCACTACAATGCCCAACTCCGTCGCCGCAACCTGGAGCGGGCCCAGAACTTCATTGATATGAACAAGGCAGGCGCAAGCGCCAAGGAAGCCAACGAGCACTTCAAGCTGCTGCAGCGCAACTAGAACCGCCTTCGGGCGGTTTGTTTTTGCCTCGTCAAAATTACATCTCACCTCGCGCGCGCGAGCATGGCGGCACATCCCCTCTATGTGACCGAACCCCATGGCTCTGGCAGGCAAAAACCTCGAACTGGCAATGCGCATCCGCGCCGACCTGCAGCAGGCGATCGGTGAGCTGAAGCAGCTGGAGGGCGCCGTCGAGGCCAACGGCCAGCAGGCCCAGTCGTCCAGCCGCGACATGGAGAAGCTGGGCAAGACCATCGGCAATGTCGTTGCTGCCTTTGCAGGCGGCGCCGTTTACAAGGCGGTGATCAGCGCCACCATCGAGCAGGAGCGTGTAACTGCTCAGCTTGAACAAACCCTTCGCTCTACTCAGGGTGCCGCTGGCCTGACCCGCGACGAACTGCTGGAGATGGCCAGCGCCATGCAGCAGGTGACCACCTACGGCGACGAGGCGGTGATCCCGGCGCAGTCACTGCTGCTGACGTTCACCAAGATCGGCCGCGAGGTGTTCCCCCGCGCCCTGGAGACGGTGCTCGACATGAGCACCGCCATGGGTCAAGACCTCAAGTCTTCGGCCATCCAGCTGGGCAAGGCGCTCAACGACCCCATCCAGGGCGTGGCCGCATTGTCGCGCGTTGGCGTGCAGTTCACCGAACAGCAGAAAGAGCAGATCAAGACCCTGGTCGAGTCCGGCCGCATCGTCGATGCGCAGAAGATGATTCTGGCCGAGCTGGAAACTCAGATGGGCGGCAGCGCCCGCGCGGCTCGCGAAACCTTGGGTGGCAGTATCCAGGCGCTGAAGAACGCGTTTGGCGACTTGCTGGAGGCCAAGGGTGGGCTCAAGGAGTCGGCCGCCGAGATCGAGAAACTAACCCGGGTGCTGAGCGACCCGGCTACCGCGCAGGGTGTCGATTCGCTTGTCAGCAGCCTGGTGCGATTGACTGGGTCGCTGGCGGCGGCAGCGGCCGAGGGCGGAAACTTCCTTGCCTTCCTTGGCCGCCTCGGCGTCGACGTCGCTGACTCGAACGTGGAAGGCCTGCAGCAGCGCCTCGAAGACCTGCGCGGCCTGCTCGCTGATGACAGCCTGTTCAACCTCGGCGAGCGCCTGCGCTTCTTCGGCGAGGACGGCCTGATCAGCTTTGTCAGCGACGATGAGATCCGTGCCGAGATCAAGCGCATCGAGGACGTGCTGCGCAATGCCCCGATCAAGCAGGCCGTAGAAATTCCCGTTACTGCGGAGACCGAAGAGGTCAAGGCTGCGAACAAGGAGTACGACAAACTTCTTGCCAACCTGAAAAAACAGGCTGAAACCTTTGGCATGGTCGGTGAAGCCGCGCGCGTGCGTTACGCCATCGAGCAGGGGGAGCTGGGCAAGCTCAAGCCTGAGCAGCAAGAGGAGTTGCTGCGCTACGCCCAGGAAATCGACGCCAAGCGCGCGAGCACCGAGGCCAGCAAGGCCGCCGCGCAGGCCAGTCAGCAGCAGACCCGCCAGCAGGAACAGTACGTGCGCGGCCTTGAGCGCAGCGCCGCGCTGATCGGCCTGAGCACCGACCAGGTGCGAGCCTACGAGCTGGCCGAGAAGGGCCTGACCGGGGCGCTGCGCGATCGCGCCATTGCCGCCCAGGCGGTGATCGCTGCCGAGGAGCGCAAGCAGCAGCTCGATGCCGATGCCAAGCAGATCGCCGGGCTGCGCGCCCAGCTGCTGCGCGCCGAGGGCCGCGACGCCGAGGCGCTGACCATCGAGATCGAGCAGCGCTATGGCGAGCTGATGACCCGCCTGCGCGAGCGCGGCGACACGGCGGGCATCGCCATCATCGACGGCCTGGTGAACGTCGAGCAGGCGCAGATCCGCTTCAACGAGATCCAGAAGCGATTCGACGACGTGCTCAACGAGCAAAGTCGCCAGGAACAGTCTGTCCGTACCGAGCAGCAGGCAGGGCTGCTGAGCGAGGCCGGGGCTCGCGAACGAATCCTGGAGATCCATCGCGCCACCGGCGACAAGCTGAAAGAGATCCGCCCGGACCTGGAAGAGATGGCGAAAATGCCCGGCGCCATCGGCGAAGCCGCCCAGCGCACACTGGATCAGCTGGACGCTCACGCCGCCAATTTGCGCACAACCCTGACGCTCCTGCAGGAGACCCTGCGCACCGGCATCGAGGGCGGCCTGACCTCGGCGCTGTCTGGCCTGGCAACTGGCACCATGAATCTGCGCGAGGCCGTGACTGCCTTGGGCCAGAGCGTGGCCGATGCACTGGCGCAGATGGCCGCGCGCAACATCGCCGAGGGGCTGACCAATAGCGTTATGGGGCTGTTCGGTGGCGGCGGCCAGCAAGGTGCGGAGCTGGCCACCGGCGCCGCAGCCGTTACCACGTCCGCCGGCGCGCTCAGCGCCGCAGGTGCCACCCTGGTGACCGGTGCTGCAGCCATCCAGGCCGCTGCTGCGAGCCTGGCAGCGGCCAGCGCAGGCTCGGCAGGCGCAGGTGCGGGTGCTGGCGGCTTGGGCTTGCTCTCGATGTTCGGCGGCGCCGGCGGCGCGGCAGGTGCCGGGGCCTATACCGGGGCGTTCGGCTTCGCCGAGGGTGGCCACGTCCTGGGCCCTGGAACGACCACCAGCGACAGCATCCCCACCTGGCTCTCCAACTACGAGTTCGTCACCCGTGCCGCCGTAGTGCAGCAGCCCGGTGCGCTGAACTTCCTGCACGACTTCAACGCCCGCGGCCTGGCCGCGCTCGATGACTGGGCCATGTCGCGCTGGGCCCGACACAACACCGGCGGCCTGGCTGGTGCGCCGGCACCGGCCCTGCCGGCGCCAAGCCTGGGCAACACCCGCCTGGCCGAGCCGGCCAAGAGCAGCACCACCATCAAGAACGGTGTGAACCTCTACGCCGTACAGCGCCCCGAGGACGTCGCCGGCATGGCCTGGGGCAAGGCCGGCCAGGAGCACTTCATGGTTTACCTGCAACAACACGGCGCGGAAGTGCGCCAGCTATTGGGACTCTGACATGCCTCATCAGATCGGCTTCGTCGACAACTCGGGCGGTGTGCTCGCCCACTACAAGATGCTGGAGACCATCCGCGACTTCGCGGCGGCGAACGGCTGGACGGTGCTGCGCTACAACACCGCCCCGGCCAACCGCGAGTTGATCCTCAAGGGCGCGGGCTACACCGGCGAAGAGGAGATTTTCGTGGGGTTCCGCACGTACCAGAACGCTGATGCCGACTACTACAACCTCGTCGCGGCCGCGTTCACCGGCTACGTCGCCAGCAGCAGCTTCGATACCCAGCCGGGCGCCATGCTTTCCGGCGTTCCGGCGCACAACAACCGCATCGACTATTGGCTGACCCTGAATCCACAGCGCATTGCGCTCGGAATGAAGGTGGGAACGCCAGTCTACGAGCATGCATATGTCGGCAAGTTCCTGCCATATGCCAGACCCAGTCAGTACCCATACCCGGTTATCAGCGCCGGCATGCTGGATGGGGCAGCAGCTACTCGATTCTCAGAGACCACTCACTCAATGCCCTACAAGGGGGCGCGCTCGAATATGCGGCAGCGATTCAACGATGGCGTATGGAAGCAGCCTGAGTGCTACCCGTGGAACAACGCCAACATGGCAGGGGCGACAGCCCAGCTACGTGACACGAACACCCGCTATCCGCTGACTCGCATAGAGCTGAGTGACGCCAATGGCATCTACGGCGTGTTGGATGGCGTGCTGCATATCAGCGGTTTTAACAACGCGACCGAGAATACCGTTGTCATCGGCGACTCTACGTGGATCGTTCTGCAGGACGTCGGGCGCACCGGATTCAATGATTACATCGCCTTGAGGATGGACAACTGATGGCCTTTTTCAGTGGTGCAGCAACCGACCTAGCAGGGCTGCTTTCAGCCTTGGCAGGCGCACTGTTATCAGGCGGATGGGCCCAATCCGGTTCTATCTTCAGCCGAAATGGCTGCCATGTTGAGATTAGTGTGGTCAATGTGGGGGTAGGGAGTTCAACTCAGGTCGTGTTGCGCTGCGTAGCAGGAAATGGAGAAAGCGCCGGCGCGTTGACTGGGCGGGCTACGGTGGGGCATGCCATTGGCAACACCGTTGCCAATACTGCTCACGGCATCACTTGGCCTGCCAGCTATTCGATTCATGTGCTGAGCGACCCTGACGAAGTCTATATGTTCGTTAATTACGGCGTGGACTACTGGCAGTGGCTGGCATTCGGTCAAAGTGGCATCGACGGCCTGCCAGGAACGGGAAACTGGGCCGGTGGTACGTTCGGTGTGCCGAGCGAGGGGCGGTACCAGTTCGGTCATGAACGATGGCCATTCGTGGTGATTACGGCCACGACCGGTGGCGGTGGGAACCAGGATGGGCCTTCGACGGCATTGTTTTGGAACACCGATGGCACCGCGAGTGCGGTGCAACCAAAGTGTGCGACCTCATCGTTCCATCACGGTCTCAATGGCGGCACGTGGGGCGTTCTGACTCCCGCCGTTGTCGCGGCCATACCGTCCATATCGCGCAGCCCCAGCGCATGGAACCAGGAAGCGATCCTGATTCCAATCCAGCCTATTCTCGCGATGCCGGAGAGCAAGACCGCACTGATCGGCGAGCTGGGTCATTCCCGGTACATTCGCATCGACAACTACGACCCCGGCGAGGTGTTCTCTCTCGGAGAGGATCAGTGGCGTGTCTATCCGTGGTACCGCAAGAACAGTGCCGAACGATCCGGTGGTAACGGCATTGATCACAGCGGCACGTTTGGTTTGGCTATCCGGTACGACGGAGGCTGATTGTGGCCGCGCTGAATGGCTTCATCAGCCAGCATGCCTGGTTGCCTGACGTTAACCCGCACCTGTCTGACGATCTCGAGCTGTTCGCAGGCATCACCGGTTGGCCTGCCGGCGCCAGCTTGGGCCCAACTACTCTGATCGGCACCTCGTCCAGCCAGCTACCAGTCTCGACCGTACCCAGAGCGATTGATGCGGTGGGGATGGGGGGCTACTTCGCGGACTACTACAATCGCGTGCATATCACCCCAGCGCTGCTGGCTCTCGGAAATGTCGTGTCTACCCAGACCAGCCCAGTCTATGTCTGGAACGCCTATCTCGAACCCCGCACTCTGGTATCGATTGCCGGCTTGGACGAGGGCTTGCAGGTCACCGGTCAGCCTGATGCGCCGCTATTGTTCCCTGCGCTGAAAGAGTTGCTCTTCGAACTGACGGTCACCCCGACCGGCCAGCCTTCCGTGGATACGGTTGTGGAGTGGCAATTCGATAACGGTGACGCTGCAGGCGTACGTGTCACCGCCAACCGCGTAATTGCATGGACATTCGTGCCCGACTGGGGTGATGGCATCGACGAGGTGCTCTCGGCACTGACTGACGTGCTGCAGAGCGAGTCGGCAGCCAGCCAGCGGCGCCGCCTGCGGCTCGCTCTGCGCCGCGAGTTCACCGGGCCAATGTATGCCGAAGGGCGTGAGCGGCAACTGCTCGATCTCGCCCTGTTCGGTTGGAGCGATCGAGTGTGGTCGATCCCGATCTGGCCCGATATCCAGCTGCTGCAGGTGGGTGTTGCCGCCGGTGCTGCGTTCATTCCCTGCAGCACTCAATTCCTGGACTTCCGCGCCGGCGGCTTGGCGATGCTGCGCGGTGAGGACGCCTTTACCAGTGAGACGGTCGAGATCCTCGACGTCCTCAGCGACGGGCTGCAGCTCAAGCGCAACACACAGCAGCCCTGGCCGGCTGGCTCGCGCCTGTATCCCGCTCGCGCTGCCCAGCTGCTTGAGGAGCCGACTCAGCGCAAGCTCACCGATCGGCTCATCGAGGCCGAAGTTCGCTTCCTGGTGGTCGAGCCGTCGGATTGGCCCGAATGGCTGCCCGCCACCTTATATAGAGGCTACCCAGTATGGGCGCGCCGACCGGATGAGACTGAGGACCTGACCCATGCTGCCGACCGGCTGCGCAAAACGCTAGACAGCGGCTTCGCCCAGCCGCTGATCACTGACACAGCCAGGCGTGCGCTGCAGGTGCTGGGCCAGCGTCACGTCGACCTGGGGCGCTCGGCGCGAGCGTTGGTTCGATCCTTCATCTATGGCATGCACGGCAGGCAGCAGGCGGTGTGGGTGCCGAGCCATATGGATGACCTGACTCTCGTTGCCACTGTCTCGTCGGTGGCCACCACGATGGATATCGCCAACATCGGCTACACCCGCTTCAGCGCCGGCAAGGCCGGGCGGCGGGATATCCGCATCGAGCTGTGGGACGGCACCGTGCGTATGCGCCGCATCATCGGCTCGACCGAGATCGACAGTCAGGTCGAACGCCTGGCGCTCGATAGCGCCCTGGGCATCGAGGTGCAGCCGCACCAGGTCGCCCGCATCAGCTGGATGAACCTGATGCGCTTCGAGAGCGACGTGCAGCGCATCCAGCACATGACTGACAGCGAAGGCGTTGCCGCCTGGGCAACGGCATTCAAAGAGGAGCGCGACGATGAGTTTTAGCAGCCGTGAGAACTCGCTCGCGGCCGGTGCGCCGATTCGCTTCTACGAGTTCCGCCGAGGCGTGATGCGCTGGCTGTATATCAGCTGCGACCGTGACGTGGCCGTGGGTACCCAGGTGTTCCGCACGGTGCGCGGCGGCATCAGTGACAACGGCATTCGACAGAGCGGCATGGCCAAGCAGGATTCGCTCGTGATTACCGCGCCGGCCGACATCGAGGTCGCCGAGCCGTTTCGCAACAGCATCCCCAGCTCGAAGATCGGGCTGATCATTTATGACGGCCACTACGGCGAGACCGAGCGGAAGTGGCGCTATACCGGCAGTATCGCGAGCGTGCGCTGGCCCGAGCTGGACCGCTGCACCATCACCTGCCAGGACATCGACGCCGAGATGGACCGGCCTGGCCTCGTCGATACGTTCAGCCGCACCTGCACCACCTACCTCGGTTCGCCCTGGTGCAAGGTCGATCTCAATCCGCTGCGCGTCGACACCACCATTCAGGCCATGACCGGGGCCACAATCAGTAGTTCTGGAGTAGCTGCCTACCCAGACGGCTGGTTCACCGGCGGGTGGGTCGAGTGGCCGATTGGCCAGGGCGAATACGACAGGCGCACCATCGAGCAGCATGTCGGCGGCGTGCTGACTTTGCTGGGCGGCACCGTAGCACTCGGCCTCGGCCGGGCGATTCGTGTGTACCCAGGCTGCGACTTCCTCGCCACTACCTGCCACACCAAGTTCAACAACCTGGCCAACATGCGGGCGACACCGCAGATGGACGGCAAATCCCCCTTCGACGGCGAGCAGGTGTTTTGACATGTGGGTGCAGATTGCGATTTTGGTGGCGTCGTTTCTCATCAACCAGGCTACCGCGCCCAAGCCAAAGAAGCCCAAGCCGGCCTTCTTCCAGGACTTCGACTTCCCCCGGTGCGATGAAGGTACAGAGAAGGAGTGGATCTTCGGCCAGGTGTGGGCGAAGGACTGGATGGTGCTGTCTGTGCGCAATCAGCGCAGCCAGGCAATCAAGGTGAAAGGGAGCAAGAAGTGAGCGACCGGCTGATCGTCACCATCCAGCACCTGCATACGGTGCCGACCTGGACAACCCGGACTGGCTACTGCGCCAAGCAGTCCCGGGCGTTCTTCGCTGAGCATGGCCTTGACTGGCTGAAGTTCGTGCAAGAGGGCATTGATGCCGAGGTGCTGCTGGCGACTGATAACGCCCTCGCCATTCACCTGGTGGCGCATGCAAGAGCCGTAGAGGAGGCCCGCGATGGGAGCCAAGCCTAAAGCGCAAACAGTCGGTTTCCGCTACAGCTTCGATATTCACGGTGCGATCGCCAAGGCGATTGACGGCCTGCTGCAGATCCGCGCCAGCGGTAAGGTCGCGTGGTCGGGCAACGCCACCACCAGCCAGACCATCACCATCAACGCCCCCAACCTGTTCGGCGGCGACAAGGGTGAAGGCGGCATACAGGGCCGCTTCGACCTGATGATGGGTGACGAGGCTCAGCCGCTTAACGCCAGCCTGGCTGCAGCCTTGGGTGGCGGGCTGGTGCCGAACTTCCGTGGCTTTGCCGGCTTCTTCTATTCCGGCCAGGTGACCTCGATCAACCCGTACCCCAAGCCCTGGGAGCTACTGCGCTATCGCCGCATGAACGGCTGGGACGGCGCGGTGTGGTACCCGGAGACCTGCGCCATCAACCTGGCGGGTGGCCAGGTACGGGCGATGAACCCGGCGCACATCCTCTATGAGGTGTACACCAACCGGGAAAATGGCCTGGGTGTCGATCGTTCCATGCTAGATGACGCTGCATTCCGGGCTGCGGCGCTGAAGCTGTTCAATGAAGGCTTCGGTCTGTGCCTGGGCTGGAAACGCTCTTCCGGGTCGCTGGCCGACTTCCGCGATCAGATCACCGACCACATTGGCGCCTACTGCGGGCCTGACCGTAACTCTGGCCTGATCACCCTCAAGCTGATCCGCGACGACTACACCGTTGCGGACCTGCCGTTGTTCGACGAGGACAGCGGACTGCTCAGCATCGAGGAGGACGAGACCAGTAGCGCGCTGATCGCGCCCAGCCAGCTGTTCGTCGAGTACACCGACGCGATCACCGGCGAGACCCGCCGGGCAAGGGCCGTCAACCAGGCGATCGCGCAGCTGCAGGGCGGGCCGTCGTCGGAGACCAAGAGCTATCCGGGCATTCCTACAGGCGACCTGGCTGCTCGCGTTGCGCAGCGTGATATGCGGGTCAAGGCCAGCAACCTGCGCAAGTACAAGGTCAAGCTGGATCGCAGGGGGGCGAACATCGGCCCGGCGGATCCGTTCCGCATTCGCTCACTCAAGCGCGGCATCGCCGAGGTTGTTGTGCGGGCCGGGCGCATCGAGGACGGCACTCTGGCCAACGGCGCCATCACCATCACCTGCCTGCAGGATGTTTTCGGCCTGCCGTCGTCGTCGTTCGTGGCGGTACCGCCGAGCGGCTACGTGCCGCCCGATCGCACCCCCTACGCCCCGAGCCTGCGGCGCCTGATGGAGGTGCCATACCGCGAGCTGGCTGGCTTGATCGACCAAGCCAACCTGGAGCTGGTCGACGTGACCGCTGCCTGGGCTGCATCTCTGGCCGCCCGACCCAGCGGGCTCTCACTCAGCTACAGCCTGCTGACTCGCCCCGGTACCAGCGGCTCGTTCACAGATCGCGGCACGGCGGACTGGTGCCCGACTGCATTGCTGGTATCGGCGCTGCCGGTGTCGGCTGGGCCGACCGTCGTGACGGTGACCACCGCCCTCGATCTCGACCAGGTCACCGTTGGCCAAGCGGCGCTGCTCGATGACGAGATTGTGCGGGTAGATGCCATCAACCTCACCACCAGCCAGGTCACCCTGGCCCGTGGCTGCGCCGATACCGTGCCGGCACAACATGCGGCCGGCGCACGGATCTGGTTCTACGACGGGTTCGAGGGCGCGGACGAGACTGAGTACACCTCCGGCGTGACCGTCCAGGCACGGCTGTTGACGAATACGAGCGAAGGGCAGTTGGCCGAGGGATTGGCGGCGACTGATTCGATTACCCTTGGTGCGCGTCAGGGCAGGCCATACCCTCCTGGACGTTTCCAGCTCAATGGGCAGGTTGCTCCAGCCTCAATCGAGGGGGCTATCTCATTTACATGGTCGCATCGAGATAGGCTTACCCAGGCTGATCAGTTAATTGACACGGATTTCGGCAGCATAGGCCCGGAGCCCGGAACTACATACAGCGCCCGAATAGTGCGTGTAGACACTGGTGCGGTTATTGCCAGTCAGGCATCTATATCCGGCACGTCAGTTAGCCTCTCTCCACTCTACGAAGGCGATGTTCGCGCTGAGCTGTGGTCAGTGCGGGGTGGATTGGAGAGTTTGCAACGACATAGCCGCCAGTTCACGTTGCTGCAGCCGCTGGTAGCCCCCTCAGACCTCACTGCTGCGTATTTGGAGTCCTAAGATGGGTGTACGACTGACATGGCAGAACAACAGTGTCGGGGATAACAACATCGTTTATCGCAGCACCGCCCCCATAGATCCAGGCGCGCTGCCGTCACCTTTGGCTGTCTTGGACGATAGCGTCTCCAGCTACGACGACGTCACCACTATGACCGGCGTGACCTACTACTATCGGGTCGCGTTGGTGCGTGGTGGATCTGCTGCATTGAGCACAGAGGTATCCATTAACGCGTCGCCGGGCGTGGATTCTTCGTTTGCAGACGAGCTGGCAGCTGACATGCCGTACCTCTGGTGGCGTTTGGGTGAGCTTTCGGGCACTTCTCTTGCCGACGAGTCTGGCAACGGGCGTAGTGCCACACTGTTTGGTTCGACTGGCCAGTACACCCTTGGTGTGACTGGTTTGGTCGAGGACTCAAACAAGGCAATCGCGCTTCATGCCGATGCAGCATTCATCCGCTCGTCATCAACTTATCTGGTTGGTCTGACAAATAAGACCTATGGCATTGCATTCAAGTCAGACCCTGCTGCGCCGGCCGGCGTGCTGACTTGCCTCAATTCCAACAGCGCCCCAGATACGGTGTCTGGCGCGCGTGATAGAGCCTTTGTGCTTGGTAGCGATGGACTCCTGTATTTCACGTTCTGGGATGGATCAGCCAGCCGTCGCCTCTCCAGCGGTTTGGCAGTGAATGACGCAACACGACATCTTGCTCACGCTGTCATTGATACCACACGGACGACTCTTTTCCTGGATGGGCATGAGGTGAGTCACGTCGACTATGTCCCTGGTTACGCTACGAACGTCTACTACTTTGTTGGGCGAACCAACATCACTGACCAGGCTGCTCCGATTAATACAAACGCTGGATTCCGGGGCGTGGTCGACGAGGCGTTTATTATTGATGCCGCCCTGGCGGTAGGACGGATAGAAAGACATGCTGAGGCGGCGGGGCTGTTCTGA